AATTCGGCTCGATCGGTCGAAAATTTTGAAACAATCCCCCGTTTTTCTTCAAAAATCAAACTCCCGCTCAATCAAAAAGCCCGCCTTTCGGTGGGCCTTTCGAATGAGGGGGAATGCGAGAAAAGATGAGGCGCCGCTTTGAAGCTGAAGCGGCAATATGAAGAAAGGAGGCTACCCGTGGCTGAAAAGAATCATCATCCCAGCTTTGGACGTTATCAGAATACCACACTATAAACTCTCATTTCCTCTCATCTTTTTCGACAGCTTATACAGCGCCCGGCCATGGATACGATACAGATGCTGGAGGGAAAAGTGCAGCGCGAAGGATATGGCCAGCCACTCTTCGCAGTTTATGTATCGATGCTCCAGCACGGCTCGCTCATTGAAATCCGTCAGCCCGTTGATGAGAGACTGCACGTCATCGATGGCCGTGCACCACTGCCGCACCGCTTCCTTCTGCTGTCGTTCCGTCTCGATCAGCTTGGCGATCACGTCCGTCCTGTCGGATGTACCGCCGCCCGGCGCGTCGCTGTATCCTGTCGTCATCTTCTCGGCCCGGCTGCGGATCACGGCAATCAGATTGTCCAGGCGCTCGATGCTCGTCTGCGCGTATCGCACCGACTGCAGCACCCGCTTCACCTTCGCCGTCGGCTTCTGCTGCTTTCCCATCAGTCCTTCTCCGCGTCAAGCACCGACGCCATCATGCACCTCATGCTCGCGTTGGTCAGATGGTCCTCGCTCCTGTCTCCCTTCCTGAACATATTCAAATGACGGATAGCGCGGGCGGCGTGTTCCTTCGCGGGAATCTTCTTCCAGGTCGCGCCCGGATGCTTGACGTCTCCGGCAGTCAGCCCGGCGGCCACCCTGTCCAGCCAGGCGGCGTCAATGAATCTGTATTCGTTCTCTTCGCGGTCCTGCGGATATTCCATCATCATTGATTCGGTGTCTTCTTCCGGCTCTTCTTCCGGTTCCTCCTCCGGCTCTTCTTCCGGTTCCTCCTCCGGATCGGGCGCTTCGTTCGCCCGCAGCTTCAGCACCCAGCCCCGCGCCTTCGCACGATCCCAGATGACGTCCTCCTCCGTCTCCAGCGCCTCGGCGATTTCCGCCGCCGTGTATCCGCACTCGATAAGAGACGCCATCTTCTTCGGATCAATTCTTTTTCCCCGTTTCTTTTCCATAACAACGACAACTCCTTTCACCGGCTCCGCCGGATCCAAACCATAAAACTTTCGCTCCTCTTCCGTCATCCGCCTCGTGATGCAGGGCGCGGGCGGCTCGATGTCATGCCCGGCCTTGTGTGCCGGATGCCCCGCCCCGTTCGTTACTTTTCCATTAAGTCCGACCACGTTTTTCCCTCCCAGCGTTCCTCCACTCTGGAAGCGGCTCCGTCATCCGGCACGCCTCCATGATCATCTTCTTCACGTTGCCCTGGTCGATATTGTTCTCCGCCATCATATAAAGCACGCGCCGATAATGCCCGGCGTTGAAATGCCGCAGGATTTCCTTCCGCCAGGCTTCCTTCTCCCGGCCTCGGTGCACCCGCTCCAAAACTTCGAGATTATTCATAATCCGCCTCCGAAATCCAGGCTCAGCTGCATCGTCTTATTCCGGCACACTGGCCGATCCGGGAAAAGACAATGCGGCGCCATGTAATCCTCCGCCACCACCGGCGGGATCGGATATTTTGAAAGGTCCGGCATCGGCATCGAATGCTTCTCGCACAGCTCCTTCATCCGGTCTTGATAATAAATGCAGTGATTCCGCTCCAGGTTCATATTCGAACCATCCTCCCAGAACGGATCGCGGCATCCGTAGACCTTGATATTATTCCAATTCGTCCAGGCTTCCAGGTATTCGCCGGTCAGCTGCCGCAGCTCCTCCTCCGGCGTCCTCGTCTTCGTTTTCATGCTTCATCCCCCTGTTCCGAAGAAACTCTTCAAGCACCCAATATTTCGGATAATTCAAGGAAACAACACAGGCCGCGTAAAAAGCAAAGGGACAATCGCACGGCTCGCAGCTGTTCGTGCAGTGCTCCTCACACCACCGCTCCACCGTCAAGGCCGCCTGCACCACGTCCTCGCGGTTCACTTTTTGCCCCGCCTTGCCATATCCCGCTCTGTCCTCACTCATTTTCCTTCCCCTTCCTGCCGCTTCTTAAACGCCCGCAGCGACATTCCGTAAAATGCCCGAAACAGATAGCCGTACCTCATCGGCAATTTAACGACCGGGATTTTCGTCGCCAGCTCAAAATAATGCGCGTAATGATTCTTGAAATACTTCGCCGCCGTCTCTTTGTCCGGGTGCTCAGTATAATCAAAAATTCTTCCGCTTATAGAGTCCTCATAAAATGTCACCCATTTTGCCATCGTCAGCTCTCCTCACTCTCCCATGCGAAATATCATAAACATAAGCCCGATTACCATAAAATGCAGCAGTACAGTCAAATCATCCATCTTTCCAGCTCCTATCTTAACGCTTTGATCGTCGCCTTCATCGCCGCCAGCAGCGCGTCCTGTCCTGCCGCCTTCGTCGAAAGCGCCTTCATGACCTGCTCGTCCACCGTCCCGGCGGACACTAAATGATGAATCACGACGGGCTTCTCCTGCCCCTGCCGATACAGCCGCGCGTTCGCCTGCTGGTAAAGCTCCAGGCTCCACGTCAAGCCGTACCAAACAATGATATGGCCGCCCGCCTGGAGATTCAGACCGTAGGCCGTGCTGGCCGGATGCGCCAAAAGCATCGGAACCTTTCCCGCGTTCCAGGCCCGCAGCTCCTCCACGCCGGTCAGGCGTCTTGATTCAGGGAAGCGCTTTTTCAAGACGTCCAGGTCGTGCTTGTACGCATAGAAAACCAGAATCGGCTTCCCCTCGTTCGCCTCGACGATTTCCTGCAGCGCCTCGACCTTCGCCGTGTGAATATCCACCACCGCGCCCTCGTCGGTATAGACGCGCCCGTTCGCCATTTGTAGGAGCTTATTCGAAAGCGCGGCGGCGCTCACCGCCGTTATCTCATCCGGCTCCCCGGCGCCCAGCACCAGCTCCCGCGCCATCTTGTCATAAATCTCTTTCGCCTTCTTCGGCAGCTGGATCCGGATCACGTTGTCCATCCGCTTCGGCATCCGGATATAATCCTCCGCTTTCAGGCTCATGCAGAGGGGCTCGATGGCGGCGTGGATTTCCTTCTCCGCCTGGTCGTTTTTCAGCTTGTACCGATAAACGATATATCCGTTCATCTTGTCCGGCACGAAATACCGGTCACGGTATCCCGTCAGCGTCTTCCCCAGCGCCGCCCCGCCGTCCAATAAATAAACCTGGCTCCATAAATCAATCAGCGTATTCGGCGCGGGCGTCCCTGTCAGGATCACCGCCCGGCGGAAACAGCCCCGGCACTTCCGAAGCGCCCGGAAGCGTTTCGCGCCCGGATTCTTGAAGCTGCTCGACTCATCGATAACCAGCATATCGAACGGCAGATTGAATTTGTAATACAGGCAAAGCCACACCACATTTTCCCGGTTGATAACGAAGCAGTCCGCCTCTTTTTGAAGCGCGGCTTCCCGCTGGCGGGCGGTGCCGAGAACCGTGGAAAATTTCAGATCCAGATGCTGCCACTTCTTCGCCTCGTCCTGCCAGGTCGACTCCGCCACCTTCCGCGGGGCCACGATCAGCACCTTTCTGACCTCGAAACTGTCGTATATCAGATTCTGGATCGCGGTCAGCGTGATCACCGTCTTCCCGAGTCCCATATCCAAAAACAGGCCGTAATTCTCGAACCGTTCAAGACGTCGAATCGCCTCCGCCTGATACGGATGCGGGGTAAACTTCATCCGGCGTCACCTCCTCCATGAACCTCTTCACCGCCTCCGGGCTGTCGATGACATGCACCCGATGCCCGATGCGCTCCATCCTCGAAAAAACGGCCCGCTGCAGCGGTCTCGGCTTCTTCCCCGGCGCTTTCATCTCCGCGAAAACCACCCGCCCGCCCGGAAGCAGCACGGCCCGATCCGGCACACCGGCCTGTCCCGGACTCACGAACTTCCAAACGATGGCGCCCCGCTTCTCCAGCTGGGCCTTGAAAAACCGCTCAACCTCTCGCTCCGTCATGGGAAATCATCACGACCTTCTCGCTGCGGCTCGTGATCGTCTGCCCCCGGTACGTTCCGAGATGCTCCGCCAGCCACTGCATGAAGTCCCGCGCCTCCTGCTCGCTGCCTACCTTCGCGACGCTCGTCTTCAGCTGTCGTCCGTCCGGCATCGGGCGGAAGGAATCATAGACCGCGATGACTTCGCCGTCTTTGATGATGAAGGATTTCACGCGGTCGGTGTTGATCAGGGAAGCCCCTTTTTCCGTCTTCTTGTAAATCCACATAATTTTTTCCTCCTGCTACAAAACTACCTACAAAGCACATTTTCTATATAATTTTAGATTTAAGGCTATATACGCCTATACACGTGTACGCGCGCGCCTAATTGCCTTAAATTTATTATTTTATTATTCAAAATGTAGCTATGTAGTTAATAATGAATTTTTGTTGATTTTATACGACATAAAAACGGCTACATTCAAAACTACATTTTTGTAGAATGTAGTTTATTTTTGCCCGGAAAAACTACATTAACTACAAACTCAATCTTTCGATGGGGAGAATGTAGTTATCCGTTTATAGCCTCGCTGGCTTCCATAGATATTGAATGTTCTCGGCGTTTTCATCGGCTCCCAGCCTTCGAGATTCCGGAGGACGTTGCTGATCTCCATCGACTGCAGCCGTCCCATCGCCTTCGGCTGCCCGCCGATGGCCTCCACCCAGACTTCCAGGGCGCACACCTTATCCCGGACGTTCCGGCCTTCCGGCTGCTCGAATCCGCTGCCGCCCGACTGGATGTAATCCCGCCGCGCTTCGATGTCCATGAATTCCCAATTATCCGGAAGCAGCCGGTCAACATAGGAGCGGATGATGCCCGCCCAGGGACTCTCCTCCGTGTGCTCCTGCTGGAGACCTCGGGCCACCTCTTCCATCCGGTCGTCGAGATAGAGCTCCTCGCCGAGCATGTACGCCGTCATCGCCTCCGCCCATATCTGATCCACGACGGAATCCGTGAGGTCTTCGAAGGGACTCAGCTTCCTCGGCATCACGCCCACCTGCATCGGCCACCAGCGCCGCCCGCCGGTGGCGTCCCGGATGAACTCCGGCTGATTCGTCGTGGCCACGAAGATGCACTGCCGGTCATAGTGCTCCACCTCGCGCCCATACGCCGGGCGGAAGCTGTCGTCCTGCTTCGTGATGAACTGCTTCACGGCTTCCAGCTCCGCTTTTCGGAGTGCGGCCAGCTCCGCCAGCTCGATGATCCACGCGCCTTGAATCTGCTCCATCGCTTCCTTGCCTGTCACCGTGTTCACGCTGTCGGACGTCCAGCCTTTCCCGAGGCGCTTCCAGATGTAGGACTTCCCGAGTCCCTGCTTTCCGATCAAGGTCAGCACATAATCGAACTTGCAGCCCGGCTCCATGATGCGCGTCACGGCGGCGACGAGCGCCTTTCGCGTGACCACCCTATTGAACTCCGTATCCTCCGCCCCGAGATAATCGATCATGAGAGTGTCGAGGCGTTCCGTCCTGTCCCATGCGGGAAGTGATTCCAGGTATTCGCGCACCACGTGGATGGACGTCACCTGAAGGACTTCCCGAAGCGCGTCGTCGATGATGCCCTTGCCGTCGATCTTGAACTTCCGGCTGAGATAATTCCGCAGGCCGCTGTCGTCGGAGTTTCCCCACCAGCGGCCGTCCCTGGCGATTTTATGCCACGGCAGGTCCTTCGTGACCATGATGCGATGGCTGAAACGGTCGAGGCGGACTTTTCCGGCCAGGCGCTTGTCGTGCTGGAGGACGAGGATGACGTTTTCCGGCAGCTTCTTCAGCGTGCCGCTCTTCGTCACCTCCGCCCGCTCCATCCAGGCATCGTCATCGTCCGGGATGTCCTCGAACTCCGTCTCCGCCTCGGCCATCTTCTCCTTCAGCACCGTCTTCCGGACCGCGCCGTCAGCTCCGGCCAGCTCCAGCATGGCCAGATATGACGGGCGGCGGATGGGCGGCGTCGCGGGATTCACGTCGTCATCCAGCGACAAAAATTTGTGAATCCTGATCAGGTCGAAGGCGTTGACCAGCTGCTCGCAGCATGGATCCGTCGAGTGATGCGAATACAGGAATTTTTCATCGTAGATGATCGCGCCGCCCGTCGTGCTTCCTTCGGCGTAGGTGTATCGGTGTTCGGAGTTTTCGCATTTCACATAAATGCCAGGAATAAATTTTTCCATCGCCTCCTCGACCGTGTACGTCCGGCAAAACGCGCCGATGAGTCCTTTCTTCTCTCTCGGATCGGCCTGCTTCTCCGCCTTCTTTTTCAGCACCGTGAAAACGCGGCTCGACTCCGGCCATTGTGCCTGATCTGACCAGTCTTCATATCGGGCGAGAACCGCGTCCGGGTTTATCCACTCCCCGGCGTAGTCCTTGCAGTAGTATTCAATGTCGTCCGGCGTCGATGGCCAGTACATCAGACGATGCGGCTCGTATGTCGTATCGTCGAAAAAGTCCATCCCGATGTCCGCGGCGAGCCTCCGGCTGACGGCCTGATATTCGTCCGGCGTCATGCCGCGGGCGGCGGGGATGACGACGCGGACGCGCGGCTTTTCCGGGCTGTATTTGTGCGTCCCGTATAATAGATAGGTTTTCCCTTTGAGCGCGGTCTGGATGACCGTCTCGAAGTCCGGCGGGGCGTAATCCATGTCCAGCGTGATGACGTCACGCCAGCCCATATTTTCGATTTTCCGCCGCCCGGCCTTCAAAGTCCCGCCGACGAAGCCGCCCACGTCCTTGATTTCGTCCTGGCGGCTCTTCGGCAGGTTCAGGAACTCGGTCAGCGTCTCACCGGTTCGGATGGTATCTTTGAGCCGCTTCACTAACTTCGGCCATGTGAACTCCATATTCTTCCAATGTTGCGAGAATCTGGATTTCCCCACGGCCAAGGTCAGCGGGCGGCCTTCTGATATTCCGTTCTCTGGAACAATCATCCGGCTTCCTCCTTTCTAATCCTTCTTGAAATAGGTATCCTCCCAACCTTCGGCGGATAGAATCAGCCCCGGCGCCCATTCGATGGGCTTCGACATGATTTCCTCCACTTCGGCAAGGCTGCCTTTGCCCTTCGGCATATCCAGCACAACCTCGTCATGAATGTGCATGATGATTCGATAACCCGCTGCGTCGAGCCGCATCATCGCCACGGCGAGGCAGTCCCTCGCGATGGCCTGCACGATATTCTCGACGAGCTTTCCGCCCCACGTTTCGATTTTTGACCATTTGCGCGTCGTCTGATTCACGCCCATATAATTGATGGCGTTCTCGTCGTTGATTTCCGGATGCTGATATACCAGCTTCCTTTCGGACGGCAGCTGCACCAGCAGCTTTTCACCCGCCGCCGCGAATAGGATGTTGTGCTTGCACGGAAACGCCGTGCCGGGGTTCATGATGGCGCGGCGGGCGGCGTTCTCGACGCCCTGCCACAGCTGGCAGATGTGCGGCGAGCTGTCCCGCCACTTCACGACGATCTCCTGCATATCGTTCTCGCTGAGTCCCATCTGATCCGCGCCGAATGCTTTCAGCGCACCGACGCCGCCCCCGTATCCGAGGGCCAGCTCCGCGATCTTTCCCTTCTGCCGGAGCTCGGCGTTCCGTCCGTGCTTCTCGACGGGCACGCGGAACATTTGAGACGCGGACGCGCAGTAGATATCGCCGTTCTTCGCGAAAACGTCCTGGCGCCATTTCTCATCGGCAAGCCAGGCGATGACGCGGGCCTCGATGGCGGAGAAATCGCAATCGATGAGCCTGCATCCGGGCGAAGCGGTGAACGCCGTCCGGATCAGCTGCGACAGAGTGCCGGGCACGTCTTCGTATAACGCCTCGAAGATTTCCCGGTCGCCGGTCTTCAGCACCTCGCGCGGCTCGTCCAGCGGGCTGAGATAGCAGCGCGGCAGGTTCTGCACCTGCACCAGCCGCCCCGCCCAGCGCCCCGTCCGCGCCGCCCCGTAGAACTGCAGAAGGCCGTGGACTTTCCCGTCGGAGCATAGCGCGTCCAGCATGGCCTGATATTTCTTCGTCGAGGTCTTGCCGAGCTGCGTCCGGAGGCGGAGCGCTTCCTTCGTGCTCTCGAACGCCGCCCTCTCTATCAGCTCGGGGATGGTGTCTTTCGTGAGCGAGGCGGGCGGCTCGTCCAGCCCCTCGTTCATCTGGATCCATTTTTTGAGCTGCGGCCCGGAGGCCGGATTCTCCAGTCCCGTGATGGCCTTCGCCCTCGTGATGACGTCTTCCCTCATCTCGGCGTCGATGCGGATGGCGGCCTTCGCCAGCTCCGCGTCTATCGTGACGCCGGTATCGTTGATTCGTTGGTCGAGCGCCCACAGGTCGCGCTCCGTCTGTCCCGGCCTGTACGGCCATAACCTTTTCCTCAGTGTCCTCTCGGTCTCCACGTCGCGGCGGTTATACTCGATGAACAGCTTCCAGTTTTCCGGATCCTCCGCGGGCGTTTTATGCCCCCGCCCCTGGATGCAGAATTCCCGGATCAGCTTCTTCCCGACCGCCATTTTCTTCTCGTCCTCCGACAGCCCCAGCGCCTCGCCGAGTCCGGCCAGATTGCCGGGCAGTCCCAGCGTAAGCCCCAGCACCATCGTGCAGAGCCACTGGCGGGCGTCCAGCCATTCGTCCGCGCCGAGGAGCTGCTGGCGTCTCATGAAGTGCGTCAGCACCGTCCGCTCGAATTGCGCGTTGTATGCCGTTTTCAGCACTTCGGGATTTGTCAGATCGGACAAAACAAAACGGGGAATCTCTTCCCCGTTCGTTAAGTCTATAACTCGGACGGGCTCATCGTCGTATGCGTACCCGAAAAGAAGAATCTCACAGGTCTCCGCATACTTATATCCGCCTGATGATTTGATATCGACATGACCGAGAGTCTCGAGGTCGATGCTCAATATCTTCATCAGTCAAGGAAGTCCTCCCCTCCGAGGTCTTCGAAATCATCCTCCGCCGAGCTGAAGCTGCCGCCCATGCGCTCCCCGTCTTTGACCTTCTGCACGTTGCCGAGGCCGATGCCGACGCCATAATGCCCGTTGAAATTGTAGGCGTAGCAGTTGACGACCACGTTGCAGATACATCCGGCATAGATTTCCTCTTGGTCCATAATGGGATTGACGTGACGATCCACCACTTTCGGCGGATGGTTCTCTGACGCCTTCGCGTTGATGTAATAACAGCCCTGATAATACTTGTCGTCCGGCTTTTCCTCGTCGCCGTCGTTCAGAGGCAGGTCAATCTTCCGGGCGCCTTTCAGCTTGTCGTCCTTCTTCGCCTCGTCAATGGCGGCCTGCAGCTTCTTCAGGTTTTCCTTATCGTTCTTGGCGATGAGGATGGCGGTCGAATATTTCGGATCGCCCTGGTTCATGATCTGGCGCGGATTGAACAGATTCGGATACGAGATAACGACGTTCTTCAAAGTGATTTTGGTAGACATTTTGCATTACTCCTTTTCTTCATCTAAATTTGTGAACTCTTCCGCCGGTTTGAATTCCGGCCTTTTATCAGACACAGGCGCGAGCGTTGGCTTGCCCTGCGGCTTTTCGAGATAATCGCCCAGCAGCTCCTCGAAGGTCTTTTTCGTGAGCAGCTTCGTCATGTCGGTGACGCCGATCAGCTCCTGCGGCTTCATGATCTGCGCTTTTTTGTACCCCGCCGCCGTCAGGACTTTCACGATGGCCTTCGTGTCGGTGTAGACTCTCCGGCTCCGCCCTTCGACCAGCTTGTACCCGGGCCATTGATGCCGCCCGGCCACCGCTTCCTGGAGCGCGTACTTCGCGATCATGTCCGCGTAATTCTTCAGCGCGTCGACGCGGCCCAGCACGTCGGCGATTTCCTCATCCGTGAGAAGGTCGACGTCCTTGAATTCGAGGCGGGCCAGCGACAGGTTATAATCCGCCAGCGCCTTGCAGCGCGGAGCGGCCTTGCAGAATCGGCAGTGATCCCCGGCGCGGAATTCCCCCTCGCCTTTCAGCGCCTGGGCGATGATGGGCTTGATGCTCTCGCCCCACGCTTTCAGCGCCTCCACCGTCATGACCTGCTCACTCACGCCCCCGTTCCTCGGCTGGATGATGGTCATTTTCACCTCATCAAAATCGTAGATGCTGCCGAAGGTCTCGATGGCGCCGAGTGCGTAAAGCTGCAGCTGGGGATTCCCTTCCGCCTCCACCCGGACGCCCTTCCCGTATTTCAGGTCAATGACCTCCAGCATCTTGTCGGAGATGATCACCATGTCGCCGGTGCCGAAGCCGCCCTGCACGACGCTATTGAATTCGAGCCGCTGTTCCGGCAGGAATACGGCCTCGGCGTCCGCGTTCCTGGCGGCGACGATTTTCTCCATGCAGGCGTCGGTGTACGTGTGCACGTAATCGACCATGGCCTCCGAGTAGAATTCCGTTTTCTCGAAATCATCCAGGCATTCCGGATCGGGCACGTCGTCGAGGTAACGCCGGAGGATGAATTCCGCCATCGCGTGCGCGTAGGTTCCCTCCGCCGCGAATTCGCTTCCCTTGTCCGGGAACTTTTTATCGAGCATCAGCGAGGGCGGACACTGGAGCACCCGGTGGGCGGAGCTGGGGCTGAATACCGTCGAATGAATATCCGGCATCAGATATCACCAGCCTTTTTCAGCGCCCCCTCCAGCGCGTCGTCGGGAATCTGGGACAGCTTCGAGACGCCCAGCTCCGCGAGGAGCGCTTTCACGGCCTCGGCCTTTCCTTCCTTCGCGGCCTTCGCCATGACGGACTTCAGCTCCGCCCGCAGCGCCTTGAAATCGGTGGCCGGTTCTTCGGGCTTCTGTACTTTTTCTTTAGGTTCGCGAATATTTTCTTTAGGCTTCGGATCATTTTCTTCCGGCGGGGCGGCCACGATGTCCGCGATCTGCTCCGCCCGGTGGAGCGTCTTCGTGTCGAAATTCGACGCGGCGGTTACGCAAAACGCCGCCGTGATGGTGTTCGCGATATTGTCGAGCGCCTTGCAGAATTCCGGCGTCACCTCGACGCGAATGTTGATATTGAAATCCATATTTGCATCCTTCTTTCTTCTTTGATATACTTCCTCATGGGGAAACTTTTTTCGGGCCGTTGGCGTGGGCAGACGTCAGCGGCTTTTCCTTTGCCCGTTGTATTGCCTCATGAATTCCAGGCAGTCCGGGCACATCTTCCGCCCCTCCGCCGCCTTGTTTTTCCGGCAGCGTGTGCAGATGCCTTTTTCTTCCAGATATTCCCGCTCTTCCCTGGCGCGTTCCTTTTGCCGGAGATAGCTGCAGTCCGGGCAGTAAATCATCCGGGCGTTCGCCCATTCCGGCAGCGGATTCCCGCACGCCTTGCACAATCTCACCTCCTTCAGCCCCATAGCAGAAACGCCTCCACAATTAAGATGATGACCGCCGTGATTGCCTTGCCCTCCGGCGTCAGCATGTTCCAGTATTTCATCATGACATCGCGAGCCCTTCCGGCAGGTAACAGATTTTCATGCCGTCGGCGAAGGCGGCCATGTGCTCCATCCGGCACCCGCGGCTCTTCTTCCAGCCGGGCGCGAACATAACCGCGTCGCATTTCCGCATCAGGTCGATGGCCAGCGCCAGCATCTGCGGCTCGGTATTATTCTCGGCCTCGTCCTCCAGCTCGACGAGCGGATTCACGATTTCGTGATCCACGCCTTCCGCCGCCCAGATTTCCTGATACAGCTTCGCGATTCCCATAGAGTGCAGTTTGTTGATAAGACTTCCCCCGTAAGGGTGCGACAGATAAACCTTCATTTTGCCTCCACCTTTCTCAAATACTTTTCCATGGCCTGCCGGAGCGCTATTTCGTCGACCGGTCGATTTCGTACCCGGAGCCGCTCCATCGCGTCCGCCACGTCGGAAATATAATCGTCGTTTTCCTTCTGAGACCGGAACACTCGCTCCAGCAGCTCCATCGTCGCGTTCGTCACGTTTCGCTTTCCTCCCATCATCGCTTCTTCCCAGCACTGGTCGCAGTCCTGATCGCCGCATACCGCATCGATTCCCGGACAGCATCTTTCCTGTATCACCATCAGCATGTCCGGCTCTTCCTTCTCCAGCACTTTCAGCGCGTCCAATACGTTCCGCTTCATTCTGGCTCAACCTCCACCATGCCCTTTTTCTTTGCATAGGCTTCCAGGTCTTCATCCGCCCGCTTCATAAGTAAGCGCCACGGCAACACGGCCACACAATGCCATCCCGCTTTTCCCGGCTTCCTGTACCGGGCTTTGTATTCGCTATTGCCAAGGCCGGGCATTACTTTGAAAATCCATCCCCGGCTGTCCTGATAAACCTTTCCCATTATGTCTTGCTCTCCTCCCTTTCCTGCTCCTCCCGGATCATTCCGGCGGCGATGATCTGGGCCAGCCGGTTCAGCGCTTCCTCCATCGGCGCCGCGTTCTCCATGACCTCGATCCGGATTTCCCGCTTCGTCTTGGTCCGCATCGTCAGCCCTCCCCCGCTAAATCCACCTTTAAGTTTGAGTGCTTGGGCAAAAAAATATTGTCGGGATTCACCCCATACAGAGAACAGAGCGCCGTGAAATTTGCGATATCAATGGAGGTATGCCCATTTTCCCAATTCGTAATCGTCTGTTTTCCTTTGTGGAGATGCTTCGCGACATCTTCTTGCGTGAGATTTGCATTTACGCGGGCGGCTTTCAAACTGATTTTCATGAACCACCACCTCCTTTCACGTGACAGAATACCACAGCTTAAAGTTTGAGTCAATACTAAAAGTTTGATTTTTTATATTTTCCCCTTGAAACGGGCAAACTTTTAGTATATTATGGACTTGGGGGTGCTCTCAATGACTATAAATGAATCAGTTATTAGGAAGACATTTCAGAAAAACCTTGTCCGTCTTTTCGACGAGACGGGAAAATTAAAGAAGGACTTAGCGGATTATGTTGGGGTATCCGCTAATACGGTGACGAGCTGGTGCGCCGGTCAAAAAGTGCCGCGCATGGATAAACTGGATATGATTTGCGCCTTCTTCCATGTCGAGAGGAGCGACCTGCTGCAAGCGCATGATTCATCCAGCGACAGCGCGAACCGCATCGGCGCCCTGGATATGATAAAGATTCCGGTGCTCGGCAGTGTCGTCGCCGGTGATCCGCGCGAGGCTATCCAGGAAGCGGATGAATTTATGTATATCCCCTCTATGGATCATCGGCGCAGCGAGGACTATTTCGCGCTGCACGTTTTTGGCGAATCCATGGAGCCGAACCTGATGGACGGCGACATCGCCATTGTCCGCATCCAGCCGGACGTCGACTCCGGGCAGGTCGCCGTCGTCCTGATCGACAACCAGGACTCCACCGTGAAGCGCGTTTTCAAATCGCAGGACGGCATCACGCTGGTCGCGGATAATCCGGCAGTGTTCAGCCCGAGATTCTTTTCAAATGAAGATTGCCTTTCCCTGCCGGTCCTGATCCTCGGCAGAGTGATTTCGATTCAGCGCGAGATGTGAGGAGGTCTTTATATGATAGTGGCACTATATGCCCGCTACAGCTCCGACAACCAGCGAGAGGAGAGCATCGTCGCCCAGCTCCGGGCCTGCCGGGAATACTGCAAGCGGAAGGGATATTCCATCGTGCACGAGTACGCGGACGAGGCATGCACCGGCACGAATGACAACCGCCCGCAATTCCAGCAGATGCTCGCCGATGCCGAGGCCGGGCTTTTTGAGATAGTGGTCGCCCATAAGCTCGACCGCATCGGGCGGAATGCTTACGATTTTTATAAGAACAGCCACCGCCTGCAGGCCGCTGGCGTGAAGATGGAATTCGCCGCCCAGGAAATCCCGGATACCCCGGAGGGCGGCATGATGAAGGCCGTCATGGCCGGGATGAGCGAATGGTATTCCGCGAACCTTTCCCGCGAGGTCAAGAAGGGAAAGCGCGAGAACCTGCTGGCGGGGAAAGCGGCGGGCGGCGTTCCGCTCTATGGGTACGATATCGGCCCGGACAAACGGTACATCATAAACGAGGCCGAGGCGGTGGCCGTCCGGACGATGTTCGATATGTACGCGGGCGGCAGCTCCTACGGCGAGATTTTGGAATGGCTGAACAGCCACGGATACAGGACGAAGCGCGGAAAGCCCTTCGGCAAGAATTCCCTCTATGACCTGATGAAGAACCGGCGATACATCGGCTGGAGCGTGGGCGGGCGGCATCGGCGGACGGGAAAGCCCCGGAACAGCCACGCGCCGGATGATGACGGCGTGGTCATCGTGAAAGACGTCTGCCCGGTGATCATCGACGAAAAATTATTTGAAAGGGTGCAGAAGAGAATGGAAGCGAACCGGCACAAAAACGGCGGACGCCAGAAGGCGAAAGTCCCGTACCTTTTGTCGGGATATGTTTTCTGCGACGTCTGCGGCGGCGCGATGGTGGGCGGCGCGACGACGAACACGAAGGGCGTCCGCACGCGGTATTATCGATGCGAGACGCACATGCGGAAGGGAAAGACGGTTTGCGCGAATCGGGCAGTCAATGCCGACGATCTGGAGCGGGACGTCCTGGATCAGCTCCGGGCCGTCCTCTACGATGAGGGCGTCCTGGATACCCTCGTCGAAAAAGTCCAGGTCGAATATGCCAAGCTGCAGAAAAACGAAAAAGCCTCCGTCGATATGATGACGGAGGCGAGGGACAAAGCCCGGAAGCAGCTCGATAATTTTTATGACCGCATCCGGGCGGGCGTACCTTTCGACGAAATCGACGAGGCGGAATTCCAGCGCACGAAGGACGCCTTCCGCACAGCCGAGCACAACCTAAAACAGATCGAGACGCGCGGCCACCTTCCGAAAATGCCGCCCGCGAAAATCAAAGAGTACATCCAGACGACCTTCGGCGGCATGGTAAACGAAAAGAGCACGATAAATTATCGTGCTCTCCTCGAAAACCTTGTGGACTCTATACGTGTAGCACCCTCAACCGTGACCGTGAAGCTGAAAGTGCGATGCAGTTGGTGCGCCCGGAGTGATGTCGGAAGCATCGCATTTATAATCGACTTTGTAATCAGCCGCCCGGCCTCGCGCCGGAGCGCATAAGAAAAAGCCTCGGGAAATTCCCGAGGCTTTTTCTTATTTCGCTATGGCCACACCGACGGCAACCGCGAAAAGCGCTTCCCAGATGTTCCGCTGCGTCCGCAGCCGTCCTTCGATTTTATCGCGTTCCTTCTCTGATTTCCGAAATGATGCCCTGGCATTCTGTAACTCGGCGTTGGCTGTCCTCAATGATTCGTCGAGCCGCTTCGTTTCCGCTTGCAGCGCGGTTAATTGCTCCCGCAGCGTTGTCAGCTCTTTCCTCGACTCGCTCAATGATTTTGATGCCTCCGTCAAGTCCATCTCGGATGCGTCCAGCAGACTCAGCAGCTCGGCGTTGTTCCTCTCCAGCGCGGTCAAGTGACTGCTCAACATTTCGAGCTGCGTCGCGCTGATCTGATACGTCGGGCTCTCGGAGCAGGAACCAACAGACACACAGCACAAAAACAACGATGCCGCCAATAAAAGCGTAATAAAGAGCACTCTTCTTATCTTCCACATTCTCACACCTCCAGCTCGTATGTGTAATCGTGCGAGTGACGACCGATCCAGATGATACCGGCCTCCTCATCGATTCGATAATACGTTGCCGGGAATGTGGCCCGGAGCGATTCATTCCAGCAGCGGGATTCCTGGATGATGCTCTGGATTTTCCCCAGCTCCGCATCGGAAAGAGGTATCATGCTTTTGATCCTCATGACGTCACCCCATCAGATAATCCGTCACGCCGCGGGCGATGGCCCGGGCGAAATCATCCTGGCGATCCATCAAAAGGATGGCGTCGTCGGGATTGCTGATGAAGGCCGTTTCGACGAGGACGGCGGGCATGTCCGTCCCGTTCAGGACGGCCAAATCCGTCCGCGTTTTGACGCCGCGGTCCGTGATGCTGTCAAAAGTATTGACTATCTGACTATTGATGCAGGCCGCCAGCTTCAGCCCCTTCGCGTCATCCGGATAGGCCAGCGTCTCGGTTCCGTTCGCCGCTTCGCTGGCGTATGCGTTGCAGTGAATGCTGATAAAGAGGTCCGCGTTCCAATCGTTCGCGGTCTCGTAAATCTTGGAAAGGCTTTCGTGCTGGAGGAGCTTCACCGTGCATCCGGCAGCCGTGAGATAATTTTCGACGAGCTCGCCGATCGTCAGCGCGATTTCATTTTCCCGAAGGCCGAGCTCCTCGTTCACTGCCCCCGGATCATAATCCGGCGTGCCCTCCAGTTCCAGCTGATCGTGTCCGGGGTTAATAAAGATTTTCATGCTTTTTCGCTCCTTTCAATAATAAGAGCCCGATGAGCGGCGGCCAAAAATTCCCGTGATAGATTTATCACGGAAGGTCTTTTTCGTCGCTCTACGGGCTTCCTACGAGGTCATTTTATTGCGTCTCTCTTTTTTTCGAGGATTTCGTGCAGGTGTTCCGCTTCTTCGACTCCGGCGTCCTGGAGATTTTCGACGATGCTGATCAGCTCCGTTATCGAGAGATAACCGGCCAGCAGGACAACCGCCCAGACGGGCTTATCCATCGTAATCATGATATTGTCGATAGCCGCCCCGGCAAAAATGACGATGAGGTACACGACAATTTTTCCCAGGAACCGGTGCTTCATGGCTTCGCTTTTGATATATCCGGCTGCGCGGGCGGCGGGGATATTCGTGACGCACTGCCACAGCGTCGGATTCTTCCGCCGTTTGCGCTTCGTCAAATAGTCATGCGACAAAGCGATCCATTTTGTGATGAGGTCGATGATGATCAGCGCGACGAACGCCAGGAGGAGCTGGCCGTGCATCGAGCAGGCCGCGCCGACGAAGGCCGCCCCCGCCATCTTCATCACCCAGTTTTCGCTGAGGTGTCCGACCGTTCCGACCATGTTTTGATAGAGTTCCGTCAGATCCATTTCACTCCCCCTCCTTTGAGAATGAGGCCGTCGCGCGTGTCGCGATCATCGCCCGTGTATCCACCTGCGCTTCCTCTTTGACTTTGTACCCTAAAAAACATTCCTGGTGAACCGTCCATCCCCACAGCGTGAAAAGCGGGGCCGTGCTCTTGTAGCACCACGCCCTATCAAGCCACCAGAACGGCACATCCTCGTGCAGATATTTCGTCTGCCCGTCATTCTTTTTGATGTCCCACCGGATGCCGGGCAGAACGCCGAATACCCAGAACGTCCAGCCATACGCGCAATTCCTTGTCAGCCAGTATGTCCGGCAGACGTAGCGCTGGAAGAGTTCCCACAGCGTGAAGTTGCTGTCGATGCAGGTCGTGAACCAGCGATCACGTCCTTCGGCGGCCAGCTCCGGCGTCGTGTCCTTATACTCGATATAGTGTTTATTCCAATCATAGAGGAAGATGTCCGGGAGCTGCTTATTATCGGTCACGTCCGACGGATTGCAGCTGTTGTCCCAGGTCTGCCACAGTGAAAGGAATCCGGGAAGCTCGCCGTCCTCATCGCAGAAGAGCACCACGATCGGGTTCGTGATGTAGCAGAAGAGGGAGACAATCAGCGAGAGCGGGGCCATTATCAACCATCGAATCATATCAGTCTTCCTCCAGTGCTCTTTCCACTTCTTCGACCGTGAAATTCAGGCGCCAGAAATCGGAGCCCGGGTTCTCTTTATAGACGACCTGCATATAAGTGATGACCTCTTCGCCGGTGCTCTGGTCCGTGGAGTGGCGTTCCTCGATGCGGTGCGTGTCGTCGATGATGCCCTGGGACGGATCCGTGATTTCGTGGTCATCCATCCAGCGATACCGTTCGTCGAGAAGCCGCTGCCAGTATGGCGCCCATTTCTTTTTCGGGAAGTTTTCCTTGATGTAGTAGTAATCATATTTCGAGTTCAGATGTTTCGGAAAGCCTTTCATGATTGCATATCTCCTTTCAAGTTAAGGTCAGCCAGTGATTCTTCTCTTCGATGGTAGCCAGGAAAGGCAGCTCGTCTTCCGTCGATTCGAGCTGACGCCTGAGAAGCGATGATGCCGTATAGCAGATGAAGCGCTCGTTTCCGATCTCGAATGAGATTCGAAGTGCCTCTGCATTCGGCCCGTATTTCGACTGGATGACCGAGAAGCCGGTGATGTAGATTTCTTTTCCGATGATTTCGCTGATCTTCTTTTTCTCCGCCCATGCGTCTCTCTTTTTGAGCGGTAGATCAGAAAATCGTTTCAAGGTCACTGTATCGCCTCCACTTCCGCCGTCAGCTCGTCCAGCCGGATGGCCATTCGCAGATGGTGCGCGTTGGCGTGTTGCAGCCAGCCGTTGGCGCTGGCCAGCTTGCCGATGGCTTGTTCTTTTGTTATTTTCCCGTGCCGTAAAGCCCATGGGATGCCCTTCAGGCGCTTCCGGATCCGTTTCGCCGTCTCCTTCCGGACGAGTATTTTTCCGTCCGGGAAGTGCCGGTATCCGAGGAAATCGATGCCGTGCGCCGTCGGGTATAAAGACTTTTTTGAGAGCCGCAGCTGCAGCCGCTCAGAAACAAACGCCTCGACCTTGTCGGCCTGGCGTTTCAGTTCTTCCTTGTCGTTCCCGAAGATCAGGAAGTCGTCGCAGTATCGGATATAATCGCGGACGTGCAGCCGGTGCTTCACGTATTGATCCAGCTCGTTCATGTATAAATTACCGAACCACTGGGACGTGTAGTTCCCGATCGGGACGTTCCGGTCTCCTCCGATGCTGTCGATAATATCCCGAAACAATGCGAGCACGCGCTTGTCCTTGATCTTCCGCCAGATGACTTCTATCAGTCTGTCGTGCGGGATGGACGGGTAAAACTTGGAAATGTCGAACTGACACACCCAGGCGTTTCGACGCGTGAACTGCATGCACCGCTTGCTTCCGGCGTGTTGTCCTTTTCCCTTCCGGCACGCATACGAATCGAAGATGAACAGGCCGTCCCAGATGGGCGCGACGATATTCATGATCGCGTGCTGCATAATGCGGTCAGGGTAAAAAGGAAGTATGAAGATCTCTCTTTCTTTTGGTTCGTGGATGATTTTCACGGTGTACTTTGATGTCGTGAAGGATCCATCGAGGAGCTGCTGCCGAAGAGCGGCAAGTTTTTCTTTCTTGTTATTTTCTACGCGTTGAACGCTTTCTTGCCAATTCTTTCCCTTTCGGGCTTTTTGGTAGGCCAGCTCAATATTCTCCGGATCGACGATCTTCTCGAAAAGTCCGCCATGTCTTTTCATAATAAATACTCTCCCGAAGTTTCAGCCTTCTTACTATTTCAGAGAGCCACCCATTTGCGTATTCTCCCGAAGGATGGCCTGTATGTTCAGCCGTTTGGGTTGCAGCTTTGGACGCTTTCCAAACGTATCGGACGTGCCGCGGGCCCCGATGTTAGCATTAAGATTCAGTGCACTGTTATTCCAATTCGACGCGCGTGAACCGCAGTTCGCCGCATTATTCCAATTACCGCCGAAGATAGGCCGACACATAACATACAAGCCAGATTTTATTATCCCACCATAAGCGCGGCCGCTAACGCGGCCGCGCCGTGCTTCGCGCCCGTGTCCGGCGCCGCGTTGCGTGCAGGAGCCGGTTCTCGTGGCGTGTTAAATCGTTCTGCGGAACAACGGCTCGGACGCGCCGCGGGCCCCGAGGTCAGCAACAAGAATCAGTGCACCGTTACTCCAAGCCGACGCGCGCGAACCGCAGTACGCCGCAGAATTCCAAGAACCGCCGAAGAGAGGCCGATATACGGTACCATATACCTGGCCCGCCTGGTATTTATCGTTTGCATCGTAGGCGTTACCATACGAGCCGGACGTGCTTGCGCTGCCTACATCCGCGCCCCACTGCCAGTGATCGCCGCAGCAATCTTCGAGACCGATGTTCGAGATCATGCGACGGCTCGCCGTGTCTTTATGGCCGCCCGTCGTGACAGGATCAGCGCTGCCCGCGATGTTCGTGCTTTGGTTGCTGCCCTGGCTGCCCGACATGAATTCGCGCTGATACGGGAGGCGCTGCTTCTGGCGGGCGAGAATCTGCTCAAACTTCCAGCAGTGCCACTTCTCGGAGCTGGCGCCGTCCGCCCACTCCGCGCCGTATTTACTTTCGAGCGTTAGCGTGTCGTCGTCAGCCCTGCCTGGCTGCGTGGCCGTCGCGCTGCCCCAGGTGCCGGACCACGAAAGGCCGTAAATCGAATACCACATATCGGTGCCCTCATCGTAGGCGTAGCCTTCCGGATCACCGATGGGCCGATGCTTCAAATCCCAAATCGAGCACGGGAGGATATCGCCCGCAACGTAGCCGGACAGCGGATGATTCGCAATCGTGCCGACGTCAACACAGAGACAATGGAAGCCGCCCACCTTCCGGCTATTCGACGCCGTGTACCCGACGGGCACGGTGCTATTCATGGAGATCACCAGCGTCGGCACCAGCGGCTCTTCCTCGTTCACGCACGCGAAGATATACACATCACGGCCCGCGCGGTTTGTGCCAAACGCATAATCGAGCTGGCAGGACCAAATAACGGAGCCGTCGTTATACGTAGCGCCGGGCGTCGTCGGCCATGTCGGGATGAGGGAAGACGACGTGCCCGCCCGCTGGCACACGTAAACGTAACCGGAAGAGCCCGCCGTCGGGAAAACAGTGTCGCCGATTTCGTAGGCGGTCTCCGCTTCCCACCGCTGGGCCTTGGTGTCCCATGCGTCATGATCGTCGATGTCGATCGTGACCTGCTCCTCTAACTTCCGGCCCTGATTGTTGATGTTCAGCCACAAAACCGCAGGAGAAATAATCTCGGTGTTGTTTTCGCGCTCCAGGCTGGCGTCATAAAAAGCCTGGTCTTCTTCGTAATAGTTCGGGGCGGTGGCGTAGCCGATTTCGCCCTCCACGCGCTGCAGCTCGGTGATGGTCGCCTTGCTGTCCATCTCGGTTTTGACGCCGCCCGCTAAGACGTCAGCGTTCACGGTCTTGACGTGGATATTATTCCAGCGTTTTGTCGCGGTGCCGAGATTCTGCGTCAGGTCTCCGGCGGGGACGATGTTAGGATACATTGCCATTTTATGATCTCCTCTCTTTTTTATGCGCTGGCCGGGTAGATATCCTCATTCTCGTCGAGCTGCCACATCGACGAGCGCTGAGCATATTTGCACGGCTGCAAATCACCATTCGCGTCATACTCGAACGTGTCGCTGGTGGCCAAAGCTAACGCCACCCATTTCGAAGACGTCGCCGGATATTCCCCGGTCGAAGTTTCGAGACAGCGCCACGTGGATCCGTCCGGCGTGATGACGGTATCCGGGAAATTATAAGTTTTCGTCGGATTGTAAGGCTCGCCGACGACGCCGATGACGGACGCGATTTCCTTCGCTTCCTCCAGGGCGTCCTGCGCGGCCCCGGCGGATTCCTCCGCATCGTCGGCGGAATCGCTCGCCGCTCCCGCGGATGCGCTCGCGGCGTCTGCGTAGCCGCTGGCCTGCGTCACATAGCTGCTGGATACCTCCGCCCAGCCTTTCGCGGAATGTTCGCCGCCCAGCACTCCGACCTGCGCGTCAGTGCCCTCCGCCCACGTTTCCGCGCGAACGGCGGACGCGGCGGCCTCGGCGGCGGCTTCCATGAGGTGCGTGGCCGCCATGGCGATATCCTTGTCAAATTCGACCTCGACGACCTTATGGATAAAATCCACATTTACGACTGCATCACTCATATCTCAATACCTCCCCAGCCCAGAATTCGCTCGGCGGAATCAATTCAAACTCGAAATCCCCGTTGGCGTACGACAGGTCGTAAGCGTTAAGCCCCGCGGGGATATTCGCCGTCTCGGCTTTCGATGCGTTGATGTAGAAATAACAGCCGAGGACGGCGCCCGTCTCATCCGTGACCGGCACCAAGTCCAGATAGTGGATAGTCTTTTGGAAAACGATATCCCCTAAATTCGGTGTTTTTCCCATCCGCGCCGGGCAGTCTGCCACCCGGCGGACTGTAAAAATATAACTCTCTCCCTCGACAGGTGCATGGTATTTGATGACGAACGGGATGGCGAAAGTGTCATAACTCCCCACCTCGATGCGCCGCGCCTTGTCGAAGAATCTTTTGGCATAGTACATTGACAGCCCTCCTTACGTGCTCAGCGTGACCGTGATTTTTGTGCCGTCGTCCTCGGTCTCATAGTTTCCGTTGATATCCCGAGTGGCGACGGAAATATTATACGTTCCGGCGGTGTCGATGCCGGTGATCGTCGTCTCCGTCGTGGCCATACCGAAATATGTCCACTGGCTCGCCCCGCTCAGTTTGTACGATACCCGCCCGGAGCTGTAGTCCGTCCAGTCAGGCGCCGTCCAGCGGAGGGCGATATCCCAGGTGTCGGCGTTCCTGGTCACGACCGCGGTGAGATTCGTCACATTCGGGATGTCATACAGATGGACGCGGTGATTGTAATAATCGACGTCGTTCAGCTCCTGCAAGTTATTCCCGAAGACGTTCGCGCTGGTGAATTTGAAATACAGCATCTTCCCGAGCAGATTCTTCGTCAGGGAAACGACGAAGAGCGAACCGTCCAGCATGGCGAAGCCCTCGCCGATGTTATGGGACAGGATGGCTGTTCCGTATTTCCCGCGGATCAGTCCGGTCAGCCGGTACGAATTCGAGCCGATGAGCTCCGCCCCGGTGTAGGCCATACACTCGCCATTGATCCAGATATCCGTCAGGCAGTTCTCCGCATCCGCTGCGCTGCCTTCCAAAATCTCCACCGTGCCGACGTTCGAGAAATGGACGTCCACGGTGTGCTCATACGCGGCGACGGCCGTCAGCGTATAGCCGAAATTCGAGGACTTATTGAAGCGCCCATAAATCTCATAGGCTCCGTCCTTCGTCGAGGCGTACACGTTACAGCCGCCCCAGGCAGCCGTCTGACCGTGCAGCCCGATCCAGAGCTCCACACCGCTCGCCGAGGTCACAAGGTCCGCCGGAGGGGTAATCATAAGCGGCGTTTCCACGTCTCCCGGCTCCGCGTTGTAGGAGATGATGTTATATTCCGGATCATCAATCTGATAGGAAAGCCCGGAGGCCGATGCGTCCCTGCGGATGGCCGTGACCGAGAGCAGCCCCTGGCTGTCCTCGTCGATGGACTCAATCATGGCCAGCTGATTATTCAGCCCGATGACCGGATCCGTCAGCATGACCAAATCGCCCGGCTCCAGGAGGCCGAATTCCCAGCTCAGCTTAAACTTATAACGGACGTTTTCTGTCCGGTTGATCCGCGCCTGCATCTCGGCCACCGTGACCGCCCGGCTTGTGGTGTGCAGCCAGTGGGCGGAAAAATCGCTGGACGTTCGCAGCCCGGACGTCAGGATGTCGTCCGTGTCTTCATAGAAAACCGTCTCGACTTCGTAATTGTTCGCCCGGTTCGTAAAGCTGACGCCGAAGCGGTTGAAGACTTCGGAGCTGTCCTTTCGTTCGTAGAGGATGCACGAGCCGTTATCCTGCACGGCCATCTCGTTCGGCGTCAGCCGATATCGGACGACCGTATCCGGCGTCCAGGAACCTCTCGCCCGGTCGTCCCTCGGCACGACCTTGAAACGGTCAACGCTCCAGAACATATAGGCGTTCGTGATCGTCAGGATTTCCTTGATCACTTCCTGGCATTTTTTCTGATTCGTGAATGCGTCCGACGGCGTGGAAATCAGCAAATCAGCCCCGGCACAATAGCGCCGATAATTCTCGAAGCTGTCGGTGTCCACGTAGGCGGCGTACCCGATGCGGCTCAGTAAATCGATGATGACGTCCGCCGGATTCGCGTCCGTCCCGTCGCCGGTGCTCCGGAGGAGCCCCTGGATCTCGAATTGATAACTCGGCACCGATGCCGCGTTTTCACCCAGGAAGACGAAGCCGTACAGATAGGCCATGTTCCTGTATCCGACCGCGATGCTCGGATGGTGCGACTGCATATAGGCCGTCGGGTTCGGATTGTTTCCCGGGTTCAAACTCAGCGGGAATCCGACGCCGCTGGAGCCGAGAGACGAATACACCTGATCTCCTATCCATACACGACGGATTCCGGCAATCGTTCCTTCGCACAGCGCCAGCTCCAGGTATGTGTAATACTGATAATTGATTGACGTCGAGGAGGAGTTTTTGCCCGTCTTCGTGCGCGTCACGATTTCCCGGGCGGTGAAGTCCTGCCAGTTTATCAAATTCGGGCCGCGCTTCGATGTGCCGTAGCATATCGCCAGCGGCGTCCCGAAATCGCACGTCGTCGCCTGGAAGGATGCGATTTTGTCGGCCCGCGTGGTTACGTGAGAGCCGCCCCCGAAAAGTCCGCTCATTGATGCACCGCCCTCCAGTATCCAGTGACTCGGCTCTCGCCCTTTTTGTCGAAGAAATACGGCGAATTGATTTCCGTGATCTCGACGCCGGTGAGCGCCTGACAATGTAGCACGCGATCATCGCCGAGATAGATGGCCAGATGCGCGTATTGCGCCCGCCCCCATCTGTAGCTGATGACATCGCCGGGCTGCAGCTCCGCCGCCGTGATACGTTCCCCGTATTTTTCGAGGTAGGGCAGCAGCTTTTCCTCACAGTCCTTCTTGCAGTACCAGTCCCCACTGTACCCGAACATGATCTTGAATTCGCCGAGGCCCAGCTCATGGAAAAATTGCGCGGGAAGCGTGGAGCAGTCAAGCCCCACGCCCTTGATGTTCCCGCCGTTGACATGCGGCGTGCCCACATACGTCATCGCCAAATTATTCAGCTTTTCTTTGTCCATGGTCATAACCTCATCAAAACATTCCCGGACGGCTTCAGCGGGATCACCATGCTCGTCGTGTCGCGGCTGGACGTCGTGATGACGCCGTTGCTGTTCACGTACGCCGCCTGAGACGCGAACATTCGCACCGGTACCGGAGCGGCCAGCCCCTGCAGCACGCTCTTGATGCTCAGATTCACGCAAAGCCCGCCAGAGGAATGCACTTCGCACCGGCCCGAAAAAATATCCAGCACCCCGACGCACTCGCCCGCGTAAAAATACCCGCGGGATAAAAGCATCGTGCTCTGATCGAGCACGCCGTTGTGACATGCTTGCATAAATGGAACACCGCCGATCGTGTCGTCAGTCTGACAATAGATTGTCACACCGAGCGTGTCGACCGACGGCGCCCCGGACAGCTTAACCTGCTGACGCTTGAATAAAAATTTTTTGTGGTCATAAGTGACGCCACCGAAAACAACGTCAGAGGAATAGCTGGCGAAATGATACAAGGCCCCGCTCGCGAGGGTAAGCGTGTAAAGGTCACACGTTTCCGCGCTCTCGGCTGCGAGGCAGGAGCGGATGACGGCGGAGGCGGTTTTCATTCCACCACCTCCAGCGTCAGATCCACGCGATAAAGATCATAAAAAATCTGCGCGACGGATATCGAATCCGCGAATACCACCTTGAAATAATACTCGTAATCGAATTTCATCTCAGCGCCCGGAGCTGATACCAAAATCAAGCCGCCGTCCGTGGAGACATCGGTGGACCGTTGACCGTCCGCCCACAGCTTGACGTTATCGACATAGGGCGCGGGCTCTTCGTAATCGTCGAAAGGAATCACGGCAATATAGCGCCCGTTCGAGTCCTGCTGCAGCTCTTTACTGATAACGGCGTAGCGTTCGAAATCCTTATACAAGAACGGCTGCCAGCTTCCGCGCCGGGCGGCGTGAAACGCCAGCAGCTTGTCCACTTCGTTCTTCGATATCTGGGGGAAATTAAGGGAAAAAGTCCACAGCGGACGGTCCTGATGGACGAGAGCTTTTCGCATCTGCCCGGCGGACCGGAAGCTGGTGACGTCCCATTTTGTTTTCAGCTTGCTGGACCAGCTGACCTTCGAAGCGTCCAGCGGGAAAAAATAAGGCATTACCAAACACCTACTTCCGAACCGAATCCGCGATTATTTTCGAAAAGCGCCTGCCGGATGCTGTCCAGCCCGCCCCGGTTCAAGAACGCCGAGAAGCTGGAAGCGTCGATGGCGGACACGTTCAGCGTGACCGAGCCGCCCGGTGCTGCAGCCGGTGCCGTCCCGCCGTCGAAAGCGGGAACCGCGCCACTGTTCAGCGCGTTAAGAGTGCCGACGCCGATGCGGTCGACGGCTGCGCTGTTCAAAACATACTCGCCGTTTGAAAGCATCGCGGGCACGCTGTCGCTGGTGCCGGTGCCCGGGCCTCTGACATAACCGCCCGAGGCTAATTTGACCGCGCCCCCGTTCGAGCCGAAGAGGGCGGCGGATGCGTTCCGGGCGGCCAGCGCCGGATCGCCGACGATGGAGAAGATGGCGAACAGGGACAGCCACTGCGTGAGGAGCTGCAGCGCGTTCTTGATGATCGTCTTCGCGAAATCTTTCAGCGCTTCCTGTCCGGACTTCGCGCCCATGATGAAATCAACCATCGCGTCAGACATGGCGCCCGCCACGCCCTTGCAATAATTGACGACTTGCTTGTTCCAGTTCTCGGCTTCCTGGACGGATTTCCCTTCCGCCTCCGCCGCGCTGGCCAGCTGCTCCTTATACATGGCGACGAATTCGGAAATCGTCTGCCCCTTCGCCGCCAGCTCCTCCGCCAAAGCGTCCGGCGTTTTCTTCAAAATGGACGCCAGCGGATTCAGGTCGCCGGTCTGCTGAGCCGTGGCCGCCGCCTGGTCGATTTCCTCAAACTGCGCGACGAGCTGCTCTTTCAGCGCCTTAATTTTCGACGCGGCGCTGTCCGGATCGCCCATCCAGGCATCGAGGAGCGTCTTGCTTCCTTCCTGGAATTCCGAGTATATGGCTTTGAATTCTTCCTCGAAAGCCTTCTGCGCGGCTTTCGCTGCAGCGGCGGCGGCTCGTTCAGCCTCGCGCCGTGCTCTCTCTTCTTCGCGGGCGGCTCTCGCTTCGTCGGAGTTCCGGGACGAACCGCCGCCTCCGCCTCCGCCTCCGCCGCCACCGCCGCCACCGCCGCCGCCCCCGTGGGCGATTTCGCGGAAGTGATTCTCGCTGGCGCCCTCGAAAGCGACCGCGGGGATGGTAAACGTCTCTCCCCAGGTTCTTTCGATGTCGGCGCTCACAGCCTTGCCGACCGCCGCCAGCACAGTTTTGACCGCCTCGTACATGGCGAGGATGATATCCACCGCCGGGCGGATGGCTTCGATGACGCCAGCGCCGAATTCTTTGAACGCGGCATAGGCATCGTTGAGGATCAGGATGACGACGCGGATGGTGTCAAATACGAAGCCGAGCAGGGACGCGATGAAGTTCAGCACCTCTCCGGCGATGGCTCCGATATCAGCGAACGCCCCGCAGCCGTCTCCCCGGATCAGCGTGATCATGTCCTGCGTGAAATCGATGAGTTCCTGGATGATGCCGGACTGATTGAACGCCTCGAAGATTCCGGCGCCGATCTCCGCGCACGCCGTCGAAATATTTCCTTCGACGTCTCCCCAGGCGTCAATGGTATTATTCTTCGACTCCTCCATGGAGCCGTCGAATTCGTGCATGTAATCGGTGAGCGCCTGGATCGCCGTCTGCGCGTCCAGCGTTCCGTCGTCCATGGCCTTCATGGCCTCTTCGGCGGACATCCCCACAGCGGCGAAAGCCTTGTCCAGATCCATGCCCGCCATCTGCAAGCCGATGAGCTGGCGGGAAGACATTTCCCCGGTCGCCTGGATGCGGCTGAGTGCCGTGACGAGCTGCTGGGCGCCTTCCTGCCCCTGCCCGAGTCCGGCTGCCGTATCCGCACAAAGCTGGATAAGCGCCGCCGCGTTCTGGGCGGAGTAGCCCATGTTCATGAGCTGGACGCCCATCTGCTGAACCGCTTCCAGGTCATACGTCGTATTCCTGCCGACGTCATTGAAAGCCCGGTATGCTTCGACGGCACTGCCGAGATTGTTCTTCATCGCGGCGATATGCGCGACGGACTGCTGCATCTGCGCGCCAAGTTCCACGACCTGCCCCGCGAGCTCCGACAAAGCCGCCAGCGCCTGCGTGGCGATTGTCGCCGCCAGCGAACCGATGGCGACGGAGAACGCCGTGGTGAATCCTTCCGTCAGCTTGAAAGCGGACGCCAGCTGTCGGGCGCCGCTGTCGCCTTCCGCCATGGCCTTCGCGCTGTTGCTGATTTCCTTTGTAGTGGCCGCGATCTCTTTTCTGTAGGAGCTGTTCGCCGTGGTCTGCTCGTTGATGGCTTTTCGGAGCTGGACCATCTGATCGGTCTGCTCCTTCGTGGCCTGCGTACCGTTCCGCGTGGCTTTTTCCAGTTCGCGGAGCTCCGTCTTCATTTTCAGGACGGACTGCTGGCCAGCCGCCAGGGCGCTGTTTAACTGTTCCAGCCCTTCGTTTTTCGCCTCGGTGGTCAGTGTGATTTTTGCGTCAGCCATATTTTCACCTCCTACAGCTTGATTCTCTTCTGTAATGCTTTATCAAGTTCGGCGGCGTAGTAATCCTCGATTGCCTGCCGATTGCTTTCGAAATAAGAGCCGCGCGGCGGATAGGACGGGCCTCTCTGCCCGCGTCTCGGCCCGCGGCCGCGAATGAGCCGCCCGAAAGCGCCGGTATTATACCAGCGGGAAAAATAATTCGCGTACACATTCGCATTGATCACCGACGCCGTGACTTCATACTTGCCGACGATGATCTGCTTTCCGCCCAGGGTGCGCCCTTCGAAAGCGGACTGCGGATGCGTCCGGGCGATATATCCCCTGGTCGCCAGCTGCGCGTCCCTCGACGCGGCGGCCACGTCCTGATAAAAGCCCTTCGCCGTGTATTCTTTTATCTGCTTTTGAAGTTCGTCAAGCGTCATATAATCACATTCTCAAAAATATAGCGGGAGCCGAAGCCCCCGCGCTATAACTTTTAGCCGTTGCCGTCGTCGGCGGCTTCCTCGGGAATGACGAAACCGGTCTTCTTCTCCGGAGCACCGGAGCCGGACGCCGTGAACGACTTGGTGATCATGTCCTCAGATTCCGCCGTGATCTCCCAGCTCGTCGGAGCGACTTTCAGATCATAATATTCTTTGCTGTCGAGATCCACGAGAGCGATGTGCAGCAGCTGCTTCTCGGCGGTGATCTCGTCGTCAATCATGAACGCCTCGATGGCTTCCTGCGCCACGTTGTCGCGCATCATGATGACTTCGGCGTCCACCTCATAGCTCTTGCTGGTGATAGCGGAAATCGGCCAGTAGCCGTTGTCCTTCGTCTGATTCGTCGTAGCTTCAGCCGACAGGGACAGCGTATTGCTGGTCAGACCGCCGACCAGATTCCAGACCGGATTCTCTTCCGTTGCGTTCGTTCCGTAGTTCACATACAAAACGAGCCGCTTCCCGGAAACGCCGGTGCCCGCCGCAAAGGCAGGGTATTTTTCTTTCGCGATAGTAACGCTCATTTATTACACCTCACAGTTGATTAAGTTTGAACACGACATCAGTGCTGCCTGATTGCCATACTCCATTTTCGGAGAAGATGGGAAGATTCACCCGGAGACCGCCCACGCGGATGCTGACAAGCGCAAAGCCGTGATCGTTCAAGCCGGTCTGTATAGCTTGATAGCCTGCGTCGCTGCTCAGATAATTCAGCAGCGCCTCCAGCTTGTCCGCCACAACCTTCCGCCCTTTGTAGTTCGAATAAATCTCCAGCCGAAGGGATGCCTCCCAGATGGCGGAATCCTTATTCGGAGTACAGTCTGCGTCCGAAGTTCCGAAAATGCCGTATGCAAATTCCGCCTGATCACGGAAAAGGGACTCGATTTCCTCGATAGGGACAGCCGAATCAAACCAGTCAATCCCGATCGGGCACTCCTCCGGCGAGATAGCGCCATAAAGCGCCGTGATGATTGCCGTGAAAGGCGCTTTGTAAATCATATAATCGCCCCGCTTCCGTTCACTGCCGTCGCCGTGATCTGGATGTAATGCGGTACGCTTTCATCAATCAGCGCGATATCGTTGATGATATAAGTGTAACCGTTATACACAAGCCGCCATTCGTTGGTCAGGGCGGCGCTCAGTACACTGCGGATGTCCCGGATGACGAAATACCTTGTGTCCGCCGTGACATAATCGCCGATAAACTGCTGGCGCGTTTGGGATTTCTGCTCGCACATGGCGAACAGCTCCAGCTCCTCCGTGTACGTCGTCGCCTCCAGGCCGCCCATCGAATCACGGACCGGCGCGGATGGCTTCAGCAATTTTATTTTGTGCGTAAACCGTCCCGGATTTCTTCGAAACATAGTTCCCTCCTAAAAAGGAGAAGGCATAAGGGCGTCCCGAAATGTTACGCCCTTATGCCGCCCTTCCCTGTTTAGTTCGCAGCGGCGACGATCTTCTTGAACGCCGCGGCGTACGTGCAGATATTCGTGTGACGGCAGACCGCGCGGACGAGGACGCTGTTCTTCGCAAAACCGGCCTCGGCGGAGCTCATGACTTCCAGATCCGGATATGCGATATGATACATGGCGGAGAAATCGCCGACGAGAATCGTGCGGGCGGCGAGCTCGTCATCCTCTACCACGACAACCGGGCGGCCCTCAATCTGGCGGATGGTGTTTCCGAAGGCATCCTGCGCGAGCAGATAACGGTCGTTCTTATCGCAGACGTTCGCGAGGAGCGCCCAGGAAGCCTGCGGGATAACGACGATGGAATTCGCACCGGCATCCAGCGGCACCGTGTTGATGGCAGCGCGGATCGCGTCGATGGTGGCCTTGCTTGCCATGTTCGCCGGGGTGCCTGCCGCGGTCGCCGCCGAGGTCGCAACCGTGAGGAGCGCGGTGTTGACGTCCTTCTTGTAGACGCGGGAAAACAGCTTGCCGATGACGGCCAGCACGTCCGTGTTCGCATCCATGAGGAGCTCGCGGGAGACGGGGATGATGGCGCCCTTGCTGGCCAGCGTGAAGGGTACGCTGCCGAATGCGGCCTTCTTCTCGGTGATAGCGTTGTTCTCGTCGAAAGCGGTCAGCGCCAGCGTCTGGCTGTAATCAATCGTCGGGACCGAACCGGCGCGGGTGCCTACGTTGATGACCGTGCAATAATCGCGCATGTCGACGCCGAGGCCGTTATTTTCTTTCAGGCCGAGCAGTTCCTGCGGGACCAGATACCCGCCGTCGGCGCTGACGGCGCCATTGTTACCGGCTGCCGTGTTGTAGATCGTCTGCAGCTCCGTATCGTTGCCGAGCAGAGCCTTCTTCAGTGCGGAATTGAATACTTTCTTGTCCATTTTCTCTTCTCCTTTAACAGTAGATTTCGCGGCAGCTTCTGCCGCTTTCTGAGTGCGGAAATCGTTGATCATGCTTTCGAGTTTTGCCTGGAGTTCTTCCGGCACCTCTTCGCACGACGCGATTCTGTTCTTGATGTCGGCAGTGATTTCATCAATCTCCTGCCGAAGTTCGATGCTTTTGAGCACTTTTCTTTTTCCCTCCTTTGAGAATAGCGCGCCAGTAATTCTGCGTCGCCTCGTCGATATCTCCGGCTGGCGCCTGATGGCGTCGCCGGTGGGCCGTCAGCTTTTTATAGCTTGGGGCCTTCCGCCCGAGGGTACACCGATAAACCGGCAAAGCGCAATTTATGATAAACAAATCCTCCAGAATCTCATGCCGCCGGACGTAACCGGCAACCAGCGCGTCGATTTCTTTGAACGTCAGCGCGCCGAATTGAGATATGGAGAGATTCAGTTCGCCCAGGGCGATGGGCTCCAGCGCTTCGATGAGGTCGCTGGCCTTTCGGAAAGTTCGTGAAGGTCTTACGCCTTGGCTGCCTTGACTTTTTTTGGCTTCCCCACCGCGCCGGACTTCTGCAGGGCCGAGACAATCGCCTGGACGATTTCCTTGTCCGCGTGTTCGCACTTAGCGTATCGGAACAGCTCCGGGATATCTTCCTCGGCTGCATCCCCGCCGCCCAGCAGGGCATACTTGAAAAGCGCGTAAAAATCGCCGACGGAAATCAGCACGTCAGGATTCTGCATATTCACCACCGTCAACAGCAGATTCCCGCTGCGAAGCTCGCTCTCCAGCCGGGCGATCTGCTCGATCGGATAACAGAGCTTGTATTCCTTGCCGTCGATTTTCAGCTTCTCATAGATGTCAAATACCATTGTCCTCCTCCTTCCCCCGCCCGCCTTCGTTCGTCGGCGCGTCTCCCAGCGAGCCGGTTCCGCCCCGCTGCGTCAACACGTCGCCGCCTTCCAGCGCCGGATACTGCAAACTGGCCCTTGCTTCATTGGCCGTCAGGATTCCCGCCCCGGTGTACGCACAGAGCACGCTCGATTTTGACTGCGCGTCGAGCATGTCAAATACGTCGTTCGCAGTGTCGAATCGATATCCCTTTCCGACCTGCCGCGATGTCAGCAGCTTGGTGGTGATCTCGATGGCATACTGCGAAATTATGGGAGCGATGGTCCCGGTGTAAAAACTCATCAGCTGATTCGTCGAGAATGTCGCCATCCCCGCGCCTCCGCCGATGTTCAGCATGGCAAGCGGGATACCGAAGAACGAGCTGATGGCCTGCGCGTTGTAGGTTTTCATCGCGTCGAAATAAGCCTTCACATCGTTCTTGATATTTGTCGCCGTCATGCCTGCAGGTAAAGGCAGGATGGTGGAATTGCTTTCCTGCAGCATTTCCTTCACCCGCGCCTGCAGTTCCTTCTTCTTGGCTTCCGATAAATCGGATGTGTAACTCAAAATAATGGTGCCGTCGAAGCCGTTCTGCACGCCGGAGCGGAGAGCGCTTTCAACGTCGGCGTCAGCTTTCAGTGTCTCGCCGAGGACGGCCAACGCGGGCCGCCCGACGATGCCGTTCAGCGAGTACGCCTTGAAGTGCAGCAGCTCCTCCGGGAGAATCGTGAACGTCTGACCGCTGACCTGATCCGTGTACTGGTAAATGATTTTCCGGGCGCCGTCGAGGATGTTCGCGTCATCCCAGAAAACCTGCATCTGCGTATTGTCCAGCGGAACCAGCGCTTCCAATCCGCCCAGCGCGTTCGGCTTAATGTAGGCGTAGGCGTTCCCGGCCTGGCGCTGTTTCTCCATATACGCCCAGAAATCAAAAGCGTTGATGCCCGGATACGGGGAAAGATTCAGCACCTTCCGGAAGGACGCCATCAAATTCGCCTGCTCTTTATGATCGGCGCCGTAAATCGCCCATTGATTCTGGGCCATGTTTTTCGCGAGGATTTCGATGCAGGTGGCAAATACCATATTGCCGCCGGCGTCAACCGTATATCGGATGCCCCTGCCGACGGGGAGCACCTGCGTCTTGACGGTTTGCCATACGCTCCCCTTGATATAGTTTTTTAACCGTTCAAGCAGCATAATCTCACTCCAATGCTTCAGCCGTAATCAGCAAAGCCCGAAGCCTTTCGGGGACAACATACGAGCCGGACGGTGTGGGATCTCCGCCGGTATTCTCCGGATCGGTGTTGTCCGGGTTCTCGGGATCCGGATCAGGATCCGGATCAGGATCCGGCTCGGGCTCTGGCTCGGGCTCTGGCTCCGGCTCCGGCTCCGACTCGGGCGGGACGTTGATCGTCGTTTTCTTCTTCTTTTTCTTCTTCTCATCCTCGGCGGCGCGGCACTTTTTCACCAGGTCCACCAGGGACGCGCTGGCCGCCAGCCGGTAATCCTGCACGACGTCCATCAGCTCCGAATGGTCGAACAGCTCGGCCACTTCGTCGCCGGTCAGCCAGACGTCGCCCTCATCTACCCGGGCGGAAAGCCCGTCGTCGTAGCAGTGCTCCGAGATGATGTTATGCAGCACCCGGTCGATGGCTTCCATCATGTCGATGTCCTGCTGGAGCTGTTCCTTGTTTCCGGCGGTAAAAGTCCAGCAGTTATGCAGCATCATCAAATCGTTCTTCGTGAGGACCACCTTATCGCAGCTCAGCGCGATAATAGCTGCAATACTGGCGGCCATGACCTCCACCTTCGCCGTCACCTGATGCTTGCAGTTCTCGATGGCCTTGACCACCTGCAGGCCGGAAAACACATCCCCGCCCGGAGAATTGAGGACCAGTTCAATGTCCTCTTCCGCCGCGCTGATCTGTTCGCAAATCTCGGCCGTGTCGAAAATATCGCCTTTAAGTTCCAGAATCATTTTCGTCTTCCTCCGTTTCCGTAATTTCTGTATAGGTATAAAGCTGCAGCTGCGTGAGCAGCGCCCTCGCGGCATAGTCCATCGCGGACGCCTTCCCGGTGAACATTCCCTCGCGCTGGTCATACATGGGCGGCATCCAATGCGTCAGCACCCAGGAATCCGCCTTTCGGGCGAAAAGCTCGTTTCCGGCGTAGAGCTGCTCATAATTATCGATGGCGTCCGCCAGATAATCATACCCCGCTGTGATGGCGCTCTCGATGAGCGCGTCATCGTCCGTGTAGTCTATCCGTAAATAATTTTTGACGTCGCTGGCCGTGATCATGTCATCACCTCGCTATCGTGTCCAGCCAATCGTCCACCAGCTCGTCGCCGGTGGGCGCCTGTTTATTGAAATCTATATACGCCGCAATAAATCCGGTCAGCATGGCGTCCAGCGGATCGATGCGGATATTGCTGTCCGCCCGGAGGCTGATTTTCTCGATGGAGTAATACCCGGTATTATTGCGGACGAGCAGGCTATTCGTGATGGCTTTTTCCAGGATATCCTCATGCCCGGACTGATACGCGATCATGCCGTCTTTCCAGTGCTGGGAAAGCGCTTCGATGTACTGACTCAGCGCCTTCGGGCTTTGATTCTGCAGGATGAACGTGTCGCAAATATCGACGAGCTTGTCCTGGATTCCGGCCACATTGTACGGATCCGCCGAGATGGTCACGAAATGCAGATCATATTTTTCCCTGATCTGCGCGACCTGCTCGAAAATCTGCTGCGTGTCGATGTTCTCGCCGCCCGCCCCGGAACATAAAAACAATTCCGTGTCGAGGTAATCCCTGTACTGGAATTTGTCCAGGCTGATGTGCTGCTGCAGTTTTGCCGACGGCATCCAGCTGAGCACGTGCGAGAAAAGCCGATGGGCGGCGGCGGGTAAACCGTTCGCCACGATGCCGCCCGCCTCATCGAATCCGACGTAGCAGCCGAACCAGATGCTCGTGAGGTCGAGCGTCTGCGAAAGGTCGACGCCGAGATACCAGTCCGTATATCCAGCCTCGATGACGTCGGCGAATGAATGCTCAACCGCGCACGCCTTCATCTGGTCGAACGTGCAGACGCTCCGGTCCTCGGCGGAGTACCATGTATTGCACTGCTTCGTGACAAAATTTTGCAGGTCGAAGCCTTTGACGGAAAGCGCTTCCCTGCCCTTCTGGATGTACTTCTTCCTGATGTGTTCCTTTACCGTGTAGCCGTCGGCCTCGAACAGCAGGACGGGATTCGCCTTGCCCCACGTCTTGATTCCGGCGAAGTCCTTTCCCTGGATGTCCTCTGCATCCGGCTCGGCCAAAAACAGGAACACGTTATCCGGCAGCGCGTCCTCATAGAGCGCCTTCCGCGAGGAAAGCCATTTTTTGTGATTATCCCCGCCGACGTCGAATTGCGCCGTGCTCATCGTGACAAGCAGCGCGTCCTTGAAATGGGCCTGGCCGTCCTGGATCGTCTTCGTGATGATCTCATCACAAAGCATCTCCTCGTCGATGACGGCCACCTTGTTCGTGAAGCCGTCGAGGGACTTCTTTGCCCCCGCGCCGGTGCGGAACATTTCCAGCCGGTTCCCCGTGTTCCGGTTCTTCGCCCAGCACGCCGTCCGGTTCACGTTGTCGAACGTCTCTTTCAGCGCCGGATCGTTGTCCACGAATTTCACGAATTCGTTGAAGCAGATGGTCGCGTTTTGCCCTTTGCACGACGCCAGGACGATAAGCTCGTTCCGGAATTTGCTCATTCCCATCAGATAATGCAGCACGCCGGAAAGCAGGAAAGATTTTCCGTTCCTTCGCGCCATATACAGGTTTGCCGTGTTGACCAGATACCGGCCATCCGGATATCGAAGGCCGAAGATCCCGCACATGATAAATTTTTGGGCGGGATACAGCGCCAGCCGGTTCGCCTTTCCGTTTTCGTCCACGTAGATCAGGAGTGAAAGAAAAGCGAACAGCCGCCGCATCGCCTTGAATGCGAATTTATATTTCCCGCTGGCGTACATATCGAGGAACCGCCGGAAGCATCGAAACTCCGACTCCCCGACGAGGTCCGCCGCGGCTCTTTTTTTCAGTGCCTTGTAATAATCCCCGACGAATTCCTGCAGCTCCGCCGGAACCGTGAGCACCCTGATTTCATCCTCAATATTCTTCATCCCCGAACCGCCTCTTCAGCTCCGCCTTCCCTTTCCGAATCCTTTCCAGCGCCTCGTCTTTCGCGACCGCGTAAAGCCGATGGATTTCTTCATGGCTTTCCTTCGTCACGGTGATCAGATTGTCGATGTCATAAATCAGATCCGGCGCTTCGTCCCTTTCCTTGATGTGATGCACGACTGGCCGCTGACATTTGTGCAGCTGCCCGATGCCGAGCAGCCAGATATCAAAACCGAAATCCCTGGCGATGACATTCTGACGGCACCGCCGCCAGAGCCAGCTTCCGTATAATTTCCGCGCCGGGTTTTCCCGCTGCCTTTTGGCAGCGTGGGCGGCGGCGTACTTCGCCGCGCACGTCGGGCATCGCTTCCCGTCGAAAAGCTGGTGGCAAGTGTTGCACCTCTTAAAAATCGCCATCGGTCTGTGCATCCGCGAGCAGCTTCAAAAAAGGATTTTCCTTGCTGCCCTCCGCCGTGGCGATGTCGTCCAGCTTCAGCACCTTATAAATATTGAGGGCCATCTTTTGCAGCTTCTCATATTTTTCGATGAGCTGATTCGCTTCCTTCTCGGGGAGCTTGTCAATCTTCTTCGTGATCTCCACCGACAGCTCGTCGGTGATGACGGTGAACCGGCAATACTGAAGAATCAGCCCCGCGTTTATCTGGGTAACTTTTTCGCACTTGCCCTCCAGCGTCCAGATGTAATCATTCAATTCTTTGATTTTTTTGTCCCTGGATTTTTTCGCCATAAAATTTGTCCTTTTGTCTTTTTAGCCGATTAAGAAAAAAAGGAAAG